AAGAAAACAACAAGAGACAAACTGGTGTTATTGCGCAGGATGTCTTAAAAGTATTACCAGAAGCTGTTGAAGGATCCGAAGAAGGTATGTATTCGGTGGCTTATGGTAACATGGTTGGTCTCTTGGTTGAGGCCATCAAAGAACAACAGTCGGAAATCGACGAGTTGAAAGCGCTAGTAAGACAACTACTAGCAAAATAAACGCCAACATTTTAGGAGAAAATAATGGCAAATACTTACACATGGAAAGTAACTTCAGTAAAAACCAAAACCGAGGGTTCAAATCAGAACGCAGTCGTTCAGACTTACTGGACAAAGACTGGCACTGACGAAGACGGACACACCGGTACATTTGCAGGCGCAACACCATTCACCACAGTGGGTATGCCTGATGGATATACCTTTGTTCCTTTTGAAGAACTAACAGAAGAGATGGTTCTCGATTGGATCAAAGCTATAGTAGTTGGTGGATACGAAGAGCACGTTAATGCTCAGATTCAAAAACAGATTGACGAGAAGCACAATCCTGTAGTTGAAGCTGCGTTACCTTGGGCACCTCAATCCACAACGACTTCTGACACAATTGCTTAAAGATAAATATAAAAAGCACGTAGGGATAATATAAGATGCCAGCCATCACAACTAGACAAGGTTTAATTGACTACTGTCTGAGAGCTCTTGGCGAGCCGGTGGTCGAGATCAATGTCGATGACCAACAGATAGAGGATAGGGTAGACGACGCTATCGAACACTGGAGACAGTACCACCACGATGGCGTAGAGAAGATGTATCTTAAACATCAAGTTACTCAACAAGATGTTACTAATAGATACATTCCTATCAACGACCTAATCTATGGCGTAAGTAGAGTGTTTCCTATCGCTGCTGGCACCAGTACTTCTAAGTCTATTTTCGACTTACAGTATCAACTTCGCTTAAATGACCTCTACGACCTGACTTCTACTTCTATGATATATTACTCTCAGGTCATGAGTCATCTGGCTCTATTAGATCTAACACTAAATGGACATCCAATATATCGCTTTAATCGTCTTACTAATAAGCTCTATATTGAAGAAGACTGGACACAGAATATAGCTCCAGGAACTTATCTTCTTGTAGAGTGTTACAGGGTATTAGATCCTACTGATGTTCCTAGAATGTATGGCGAGTCGTGGTTAAAATACTTTACTACAGCTCTGATTAAGAAACAATGGGCTACTAACATGAAGAAGTTCCAGGGTCTTCAGCTTCCTGGAGGAGTCACGATTGACGGCGACAAACTATATGCTGAAGCTGAGGAAGAGATTAAAGCTCTAAAAGAAGATCTGCAAAACAAGTCGGCACCATTAGAATTCTTTTTGGGTTAATATGGCTCGTAACGTATACTTCTCCCACGGTACTCGTAACGAACAGTATCTTCTAGAAGACCTCATCATCGAGTCAATCTCGATATTTGGTCAAGAGTTCTATTATATTCCTAGAACACTCGTTGCTAAAGACGATATACTTGGAGAAGATAGGCTGTCAAAATTTAAAGATGCTTTTCCGATCGATATGTACTTAGAGTCTGTGGATGGATTCGAAGGCCAAGGGGCTTTCATTCAGAAGTTTGGTCTGATGATGGAGCAGTCTGCTACTTTAACAGTCGCTCGTAGAACGTGGGAACGATTCATTGGTAAACATAATCAAACTATTATTCCTAACCGTCCTTGCGAAGGAGATCTTCTTTGGTTTCCTTTGACTAATGGACTATTTGAGATTAAATTTGTCGACCATCAAGACCCATTCTATCAGTTGAAGAAATTATATGTCTATAGGCTTCAGGTCGAATTGTTCCAGTACGCTTCTGAGAAGATAGAGACTGGTAATACTGATATCGATGTATTTCAGTCGCTCAAGACTTTTGATACTACTAAACAGACGGACGTCGAAGTTCCTGACGGGTATGGAACTAACAACAAGTTCAAGCAAGAAGCTCAGAACATCGTCTTTGACACCAACAATCCATTTGGTGACTAATGCTTAACAACAATATATTCTATCACGGTATTACTCGAAAAGTTATTGTAGCTTTTGGTAGTTTGTTCTCTAATATTAGAGTTCAGCGTAAAGGTCCTACGACTGCCGACAATCAAACTATCAACGTGCCTATCGCCTACGCTCCAAAAGAAAAGTGGATAGTAAGGTTAGATCAAGATGCAAATTTAAATAACAATACTTATGTAACTCTTCCTAGAATGTCGTTTGAGATCACTGGTATAAATTACGACGCTTCTAGAAAAACTAATCGAATGAGCTACATCACATGTGGAACTCCAGGTGCAGACACAGTCAAGAGAATGTATGCTCCAGTACCATATAATATCGACGTGAGTCTCTATATACTAAGTAAGACTCAAGAAGACGCTCTACAGATAGTCGAACAGATAGTGCCATACTTTACTCCAGAGTATACTCTATCGATTAGAGCTGTTCCACAGTCAAACGTTATCAATGACATTCCTATTATTCTTCAAGGTGTTTCTATACAAGACGACTATGATGGAGACTTTGAGACTCGTCGTTTTATCACCTACACACTTACTTTTACTTTAAAGGCTAACATGTATGGCCCAGTAATCGATGGTAAGATGATTACCACGACCCTAGTAGATGTAGCAGATCTCGATGAGAATGTTATTACATCTTACGATGCTGATGGAAATAAGACTACTGGTAATATAACAGAACAGTGGACCGATGTTTGAAAAACTAAAAGTATATAATTCAAATAGTAATCTGAAGGGTGCTGGCCAACAGATAAGCTACAGTGAAGACCAGGTAAAAGAATACCTGAAGTGTGCTGAGGATCCAATATATTTCATAAATAACTATTGTATGATCGTGACGCTAGACCACGGTCTGCAGCCTTTCAAGTTGTATCCATGTCAGGTCAATAAGATAAGGGTTATTCATGAGAATCGTAAGGTTATCCTTATGGAAGGTCGACAGCAAGGAAAGACGACTTCGTCGGCTGCGTATATTCTGTGGTATACGCTCTTCCAGTCGAATAAAACGGTTGCCATTCTCGCTAATAAAGCCGTCGCTGCTCGAGAGGTTCTCTCAAGATATCAACTGATGTATGAGCATCTACCTAAGTGGATGCAGCAGGGTGTTACCACTTGGAATAAAGGTGACATCGAACTAGAGAATGGCTCAATTGTATTTACTGCTGCTACTTCTGCCAGCGGTATTCGTGGTAAGTCTGTCAACTTACTATATGTCGACGAGACTGCGATTATTCCAAATACTGTGGCAGATCAATTCTTTACTTCGGTTTATCCTACTATCTCTGCCGGTCAGACGACAAAGATTCTCTTGAGTTCTACTCCTCTAGGCTATAATCACTTCTGGAAGTTCTGGAACGACGCTGAAAATGGAAGAAACGGTTTCGTGAACCTGTTTATTCCTTATTGGGAGATACCAGGACGCGACGCTAAGTGGGCAGAGGAACAGAGAAGACTTCTCGGTGAAGTCAAGTTCAATCAAGAAGTCTTGTGCAAGTTCCTTGGTTCTAGCTTTACACTTATAGCTGCAGACACTATAGGTAGAATGACGTTTAAGCCACCGATATATTCAAAAGATGGCTTGGACGTATATGAGAAACCAGTTAGAGCGGCAGAGAATGGTGGAAAGAACCACGTATACGTATTAGTAGCCGACACTGCCGAGGGTGTTGGTGGAGACTACTGTTCGTTTGCCGTTATAGATATATCGATGATCCCTTGGCGAGTTGTCGCTAAATTCAGAGATAACAAGATTAGTCCAATGTTATTTCCATCTGTGATCTATAAGACAGCGAAAGAGTTTAACGAAGCTTATGTTCTCATTGAAGTTAACAAATCTGAACAAGTAGCCGACATAATATACAGCGAGTATGAATATGAGAACATATTGATGGTCAATAGAACTACTTCTGGACAGGTAGTATCCGGTGGATTTGGTGGAGGAAAGACTCAACTTGGTGTAGTAACAGATAAGAAAGTCAAAAGAATTGGATGTTCCAACTTTAAGTCTCTAGTGGAACAACAGAAGCTTATAATAGAAGATGCAGATATTATCTCAGAGATCTCTACATTCGTACAAGTAAAGAATAGTTATGCTGCAGATGATGGATACCATGACGATCTAGTGATGCCTCTAGTATTATTCTCTTGGTTAACTACTAACCCATATTTTAAAGATTTAAATGATATAAATATCAGACAAGTGATGTACGAAAATCAAATAAAGATGATAGAAGATCAGTTGACTCCATTTGGGTTCTATGATGATGGTCGAAAGACAGAAGACGAAACGGTCGCTAATTTCTAATGGAAAACTGAAAACAAATAAATATTGTAGACATCGCAGATGTTTATTGTTAAAATAACAGGAGTTTCAACATGCCTTTTCAATTAAGCCCAGGAGTAGCCGTTGTAGAAAAAGATTTTTCTTCAATCGTGCCCGCAGTTTCTTCTTCGGCTGGAGCCTTCGCAGGACCATTCGCTTGGGGTCCAATTGAAGATCCAGTTAGAGTCTCTTCTGAAAGTGATCTAGTAGCACGCTTTGGCGCGCCTAAGAATGAAAACTTTCAGTCATTCTTCACTGCAGCGAACTTTTTAGCATATACCAATAACATGTTGGTCTGCCGTACCGATGCAACCAATCTTAAGAATGCTGTATCAGTTCAGTCCGGATCAGTTACTGGTGTAACAAACCTATCAGGTGGATCTGGTTATGTATTAGCTGATTCGATAACAGTATCTTTCAGCGCACCACAAGTTGCTGGTGGTACTACTGCAACAGGAACCGTAACTTTTACCACAAGTGAATCTGGTGGTACTACCTTTAAGAACATTACTGGAGTTACTATAGTTAATCCAGGATCTGGATATACTAGCGCTCCTACTGTTACTTTCAGCGCGCCATCCGGTTCTGGTGGTACAACAGCTACAGCCACAGCAGTTATAGCATCGGGTGGAGTAAAGATTAAGAATGTAAGCACTTATCTATATTCTTTCGCTAATGGAACTGGTTCTTATGGCCCTTGGGCTGCTAAGTTTGCCGGAACTAAAGGTAATGGTCTTAGAATTATTGCTGTAGATAAAGGTGGTTGGGCTGCAGCTACTGCAGAAATTAAAGGTTTGTTCCCATCTGCACCAGGTACCAGTAATTACGCAGCTGATAATGGTATTGCTGATGATGAACTACACATCGCCGTATTAGACAACGCCCGCGGTGACTTCAGCGGTGTACCTGGAACAGTATTAGAAAAATACACTTTTGTATCTAAACTATCTGACGCGCGCCGTAGCGATGGTTCTAACAACTATTACAAGAGCGTTATTAATTCTCAATCAAAATATGTATGGTGGATGGATCATCTTGGATCTGGATCATCTACAGACGACGTATACACAGACTGGTCAGGTACTACAGTAGTAGCTTCTGGTCAAAGCGTTACCTTTACAGTAGCTCCTGGTGGTGCAAATCTCGTCGTTGGTAGTACTACTAATAACTGGGCGACACTACAAGCATTCAAAACAGCTTTTGATGCTGCGTCAGACAAAGCAGATTGGAAGGTAAAAATTACTGGGCATGGTACGAACAACGGAACATGGACCGTAACAGCAGTTACTCCAATTGGTTCTCCGGTTACATCTTATTCGATTACTCTTGTTGGAACAACTCTTGCAGCAGATGCTGCACCAGATAGTGATGTAGTAGTCACTAATATTGCTAAACTTGCTTGGGGAACTACTGCAGAAACAGCAGCTGCGAGTGTAGTGACTGCTGGTACAAACAAAATTAAGCTTTTGTCAGAGTACTCTGATATATCATTAAGCGGTGGAAAAGATGATTACGCATCTGGTGATGCTAATATTCTCGCCGGATACACGATGTTTGAAAATTCAGATGTTTATGATATATCACTAGTTCCAGTAGGAAACGTTTCTGCGACAACAGCAGCTGCAATCGTCAATGTTTTAGAGAATCGTAAAGACTGCGTAGTGTTTATATCGCCAAATGATAATGGTGATCCAATTACTTCTACTGGAAGTACTGCTACCACAGCGATTATTAATTATCGCAACGCAACGGCTTTGAATACTTCTTATGCTGTGATTGACTCTGGTTGGAAATATCAATATGACCGCTATAACGATGCATATCGTTGGGTACCTCTAAACGGCGATATTGCTGGTCTCTGCGCTCGCACTGATTATAACGCAGATCCTTGGTTCTCTCCTGGCGGTTTCAACCGCGGTCAAATCAAGAACGTTGTAAAGCTTGGATTTAATCCAGGTCAAGCTGATCGCGACGCTCTATATCCTGTAGGAATTAATCCAGTTGTTAATTTCCCAGGTCAAGGTGTGATATTATACGGCGATAAGACTATGCTTACTAAGCCAAGTGCGTTCGATCGTATCAATGTTCGCCGTCTCTTCATCGTACTTGAAAAAGCAATCGCAGTAGCTGCTAAATATCAAATGTTTGAGTTTAATGATTCGTTCACTCGTTCGCAGTTTAAGAATCTAGTTGAACCTTTCCTACGTGATGTTCAAGGACGCCGTGGTGTAACTGACTTCCGTGTTAAGTGTGATGAGACCAATAATACCGGTGAAGTTGTTGATCGTAACGAGTTTATCGCTGACATCTTTATTAAGCCAAATCGTTCTATCAATTACATTACACTGAACTTCGTAGCAGCTCGCTCAAGCGTAAGTTTCGAGGAAATTGGTGCTTAATATGAAAGGGAGGAAAATTCCTCCCTTATCAATAAATACTACTGATAAGATAACAAGGAGTCATAATGGCTAACATTTCAGATTTTAAGGCGCAGCTGATTGGTGGTGGAGCACGTGCCAACCAATTCAGAGTTCAGCTAAATTTTCCAACTTACGTAGCCGCTGGTCCAGTAGTTGGTCAAAAAGCTCAGTTTCTCTGTAAAGCCGCACAACTTCCTGCTGCTACCATCGAAGATATGCCAATTCAGTATCGTGGTAGAGCTGTTCACTTTGCAGGCGAGCGTACTTTTGCTCCTTGGACAGTGACTGTATACAACGACACCGACTTTGCAATTCGCAACGCAATGGAACAATGGTCAGACGGTATTCAGAATCTACAAGCATCAACTGGACGCACTAATCCACGTGACTATCAGGTCGATTTGCTAGTACATCAATTAGATAGAAATGGTGCAACAGTAAAAACATATACGTTCATTGATGCCTATCCAACAGAGATCGGTGCTATTGGTCTAGATTTTGATACTGCTAACGCTATTGAAACGTTTGATGTAACGTTCGTATATAACTATTGGACATCAGACACAGCGACCGGTGGTGGAGCATTTGGAGTTAACGTATCGATCGATACTCCAATTGGTTCATTCCCGATTACGGGTTAATTTATAAAGTAATTTCATAATGCAAATTTTTGGTTTTGAAATAGCGCGCAAGAAGCAGCTGCAGCAAGTAACAGTAGTAGCTCCCGCCAATGACGACGGAGCTACTGTTGTTACGTCTGCCGCTGGTTACTATGCGCAGGTGATGAATCTAGAAGCGACGATTAAGAATGAAAATGATCTCATTCGTCGCTATAGAGAAATTTCTCATTATCCAGATTGTGATGGTGCGATCGACGACATAGTTAACGAAGCTATCGTAGCAGACGACGAGAATCCACCAGTAGAGATAGTATTAGACGATCTAAAAGTTTCGTCTTCTATAAAAAAGAAGATCGAAGAAGAATTTGAAAATGTATTAAAGTTACTTAAGTTTGATACCAAGGGTCACGACATGTTCCGCACTTGGTATATCGACGGTAGACTATACTATCAGATTCTAGTCGATGATAAATCTCCAAAAAATGGAATCGTTGAGTTAAGACAGATCGATCCACGTAAGATTCGTAAGATTAAGAATGTTGAAAAACAGAAGAATGAGAATGGTGTTGAGGTCGTAAAGAAAGTAGAAGAATATTATATCTACAACGACAAGGGAATCAACGAGACTTCTGTTCAAGGAATTAAGTTACCTTTGGATTCAGTGATATACACTGGATCTGGATTAGTTGATGCTAACAGCGGTATGATGTTGTCTTATCTTCATAAGGCAATTAAGTTAGTGAATCAACTAAAGATGATGGAAGATGCTCTAGTCATCTATCGTATCAGTCGCGCACCTGAGCGCAGAATATTTTATGTTGACGTAGGTAATCTACCTAAGTTAAAAGCTGAGCAGTACGTCAACGATCTGATGAATAAGTTTCGTAATAAAGTTGTATATGATGCTACAACTGGTGAAGTTCGTGACGATCGCAAACACATGTCGATGATGGAAGATTTCTGGATGCCTCGTCGTGAAGGCGGTAAAGGAACAGAAATTACGACACTACCCGGTGGTCAAACACTCGGTCAGATTGAAGACATTCAGTTCTTTCAACAAAAATTATTCCAAGCACTAAACGTACCGATGTCGAGACTGAAGGGAGATACTGGATTTAATCTAGGTCGCTCTTCTGAGATTACTCGCGATGAAATCAAGTTCACTAAGTTCGTGCAGCGCATACGCAAGAAGTTTACTAATCTATTCCTAGATGCTCTTAAGATTCAATTAGTATTGAAGGGTGTGATTACTATTGAAGATTGGGATGAGATATCGCAAGATATTCGATTCGACTTCATGAAGGATAATCACTTCTCGGAGATTAAAGACACTGAGATTATGCAGGGTAGAGTAAATCTACTTACAGCAATAGATCCATTCGTTGGTAAGTATTATTCTCCATCTTGGGTTAAGAAGAACATACTGAAGCTTAATGAAGAAGACATTGAAGAAATGGATGCTGAGAATGAAGACCATAATAGTACTTCTCTAGCAAAAGATTTGCTAAAACAAAAGATGCAAGGTGACATACAGAATGAAATTAATCAAGGAGCTGAAAAATGAGTACACGTGATCTAGTAGATGCACTTATTGCTGGAGACTCTCTAGCTATTGAGACTGCCTTTAATGCTACTATGGCAGATAAAGTATCTGCGTCATTAGACAACTATAGAGTTCAAGTAGCGCAGAACATGTTCAACACGCCAGAAGAGACTGAAGAAGAATCAGAAAGTTCAGAGGCTGAATCAGAAGAATGACTAGGTTTAATAAGTTTAGAAAAGAGATGTTGACTCAACAAGGATTATCTGACAGATTCGTGTGTCAGGAATCTTTTGTGCACATCACTTCTAAACTTGAAGTTTTAATAGACGATGAGTTAGTTGGTGAAGCACAGAGTCTGGAAGAAGCAAGAGAATATGCTAGAAATTATATACAACATAAAAAAGTAATAGACAATATTGATACGTTAATACCAGAAGAAAAAGTAGTAAATTTAATTAAGAAACATCACGATTTAGAAAAGATAACGAGTACTATAGTTGAGTCATATATCGATCTCGCTTCTTCCGACACTTTTTCTCTAGACCCAGTTATCACCGAGCTTAAAGAAACATCGATAACTGGTAAGTATACGTATAAACTTGAAGACGATAGTATCGTTGCTATAAGTGAACAGACTCAACAGATGTTGAGTGATCTTCTAGAAGATAAATATCAAATCATAGAATACATGCGTAAAAATAAAGACAATTTTATGCACGTTATAAGAGAACTTAAGGAAGAATAATGGCTAAGACAATTCTTAAGAAAACAGAGTCAAAAGTCGCTGTTAAGTTACATGGCGCAGCTATGGGCGAAACAGTGTCTCTCAATGTGGATTGTTTAGCTTCCACAGAAGCTCTTACTGTGGGTGGTACTCCTACAGTAAATATCGTGTCGATGCATTGGGCTGGAGCTGCTGACGCTGTTATTACTATTACTAGAAATAGTGTAGTAATTGCCACACTAAATGGTTCAGCACCAGGTGAACTAATCTTTGCAGACACTGATTTCACAGAAAGTGTAGAGAATACTAGTAATATTGTAGTAAGTTCTACTGGCGGACCTGCTCAACTTTGGTTACTCTTAAGAAAAGTTAGTGGATACTCAAGCAAGATTGAGACTGCACAGTTTAGTGTATACGACGATACAACAGCAGTAGGAAGCTAATATGAAGCTCATTAGAGAAGTTACAGAAACGGTTAATTTTGTCGTAGAAAATAAACTCGGCAAAGGCAAAGATTATTTCATCGAAGGTATCTTCCTTCAATCGGAACTAACAAATAAGAACGGCCGCTGCTATCCAGAAAAAGTAATGGATAAAGAAGTCGGCCGCTATATGGAAAGCTTAGTAAAGCAGAATCGCGCTTATGGTGAATTAGGCCATCCAGATAACCCATCAATTAATTTAGATCGGGTTTCGCATCTTATCGTAGATCTTCGTAAAGAAGGTACAAATTATATCGGTAAAGCAAAGATTATGGAAACACCTATGGGTAACATTGCTCGTGGTCTTTTAGAAGGTGGTGCAAACCTTGGCGTTTCCAGTAGAGCTCTTGGATCACTTCGTATGAATAAAGAAGGTGTACAAGTAGTTCAAGACGATTTTATGTTGTCATCAGCAGCAGACATCGTCGCCGACCCTTCTGCTCCTGATGCTTTCGTTAGAGGCATTATGGAGTCAGTGGAATGGGTTTTTGTTGATGGAAAATTTGAACAAAGACAGATAGAGGAGACTAAGAAGTTAATTCAGAAGACTCCTTCTAAGCGATTAACTGAGGCCTCAATCTCGGCTTTTCAGAATTTTCTAAATAGTCTGAAATAAATTTTTGTATAAATAATTTAGAACTCATCCAGTTATTAGGAGAACACGATGTCAATCGAACAAAAGATTGCTAAACTTCTCGAAGATTCGAAGAAGTTGCAAGAGGAAAGTAAACTAGAGGAAGGTCTGACTGTCGAGCAATACGAAGCTCTTTCAGACGAAGAAAAAGCTGAGTACGAACTCGACGAAGCTTCTTCATGCTATAAGAAAAAAGCAATGAAAGAAGAATCTGAAGAAGTTCAAGAAGAGCTTAAAGTTGACGTATCAGAAGACGTCGCTGCTCTTATTAACGGTGAAGATCTTACAGAAGAATTTAAAACTAAAGCTGCTACTATTTTCGAAGCAGCTGTAGTAACTCGTGTCAAAGCAGAAATTGCTAAGATCGAGGAACAGTTTGACTCCAAGCTTGCAGAGCAAGTTGAGGAAATCAAAGAGGGTATCGTTGAACAAGTTGATGGATATCTCAACTACGTAGTTGAGCAGTGGATGACAGATAATGAGTTAGCCCTAGAGAATGGTATCAAAGCCGAGATTCTC